TGGTGGTGGGGCTGTTGCCATAGCGTCTGTGCTCATCACTGGTCCGAGTGGTGACGATGGCCTGGAAGGTGTCAGCTACATACCATACGAAGATATCGTTGGCGTATGGACTGTATGTCACGGACACACCGGAAAAGACATCATTCCCGGTAAAACGTATACCGAAGCAGAATGCAAAGCCCTCCTGAATAAAGACCTTGCCATGGTCGCCAGACAAATTAACCCGTACATCAAAGTCGATATACCGGAAACAACGCGCGGCGCTCTTTACTCGTTTGTTTACAACGTGGGCGCTGGTAATTTCAGAACATCGACGCTTCTTCGCAAAATAAACCAGGGTGATATCAAAGGCGCATGTGACCAGCTACGTCGCTGGACATACGCTGGCGGTAAGCAATGGAAAGGCCTGATGACTCGTCGTGAGATTGAGCGTGAAGTCTGTTTGTGGGGGCAGCAATGAGCAGAGTAACCGCGATTATCTCCGCTCTGATTATCTGCATCATCGTCTGCCTGTCATGGGCTGTTAATCATTACCGTGATAACGCCATCGCCTACAAAGAGCAGCGCGACAAAAACGCCAGAGAGCTGAAGCAGGCGACCGCCACCATTACTGACATGCAGCAGCGCCAGCGTGCTGCTGATGTACTCGATGCTAAATACACGAAGGAGTTAGCCAATGCGAAAGCTGAAAATGATGCTCTTCGGCGTAAGCTTGATAATGGTGGTCGGGTGCTCGTCAAAGGAAAATGCCCTGTGCCAGCCTCAGCCAAAACCTCCAGCGCCTCCGGCATGGGCAATGAGGCCACCGTCGAACTCTCTTCAGTTGCTGGACGAAACGTTCTCGGTATCCGGGACGGAATTATCCGTGACCAAACAGCACTGAGAACGCTTCAGGAGTACATCAGGACGCAATGCCTGAAATAAATTTTTTTGCAAATCACAAAGTCAATTTAATGAGCCTCGCGATGCGGGGCTTTTTTATGTCCGCAGTAAACGCGCATCTCACGCGCATATTAACGAGAGCCTTTCAGTAAGCGAGCCTGAGAAATGCCGTTATAGGTGGCGACCTCTCTCGGGCGGCTTTTCTGTGAGACAGGCTCACTTTCTAAAAGGTAAAGACGCTATGAATAATCATTCAGTTATTCCAGCCTTCGACTTCCGAGAAATGGTGCAAGCCAAAAACGGAGAGGTCGTTACCACATCCAGAAAAATTGCCAAGTACTTCGGCAAGCGACACGGTGATGTTCTCAGGAAAATCGAGCAGGTTAAGGCTGATTGCTCGCGTGAGTTTAGCCAACGCAATTTTGCGTCGGCTGATTATATCGATGAGCAGGGCAAGGTTCGCCCGATGTACAGCCTGACGAAAGATGGCTGGATCATGGTTGTGATGGGGTTCACCGGGAAAGCTGCTGCGGCAATCAAGGAGAGCTATATCGCAGCATTCAACTGGATGGCAGAGCAACTGAGCCGCCGCATGGCAATTGGCGAAGAAATGCAGCACCGCTACGCCATCAAAGAAACACGCTCAAAGCTGAAAGGTACGATCGGCAGTCGGTTAATGAACGAACGGAAGAGAGAGAAGCGTGTCCTGGCTGTCGAGCATGAATACATTTTGCAGGTGACACAGCCTGAACTGCTGATTAATTGAAGATGTCATTACAAAGCCTATCTACGGGTGGGCTTGATAATGGCTTATACCCTGCACGGGATAACTTAACTGATATCCCTTTTAACGGATAAAGGTATTCAAGCCTGACACATTATGCGCTGTATCGTCGCCGTATTCCCGCATTAACCATGACCGTAGCCCGACGGGGAATTCCTTCTGCGTGAGTGTGCGGGAATAATCAAAAACGATGCACACCGGGTTTTACTGTGCTGACAGACGCAGGGTTACCCTCATAGTCGCTTTTCCGGTGCGATGGTGGAAGAAACCGGGATGTTCATCCATCATCACTTTGGATTGATGTATATGCTCTCTTTTCTGACGTTAGTCTCCGACGGCAGGCTTCAATGACCCAGGCTGAGAAATTCCCAGACCCTTTTTGCTCAAGAGCGATGTTAATTTGTTCAATCATTTGGTTAGGAAAGCGGATGTTGCGGGTTGTTGTTCTGCGGGTTCTGTTCTTCGTTGACATGAGGTTGCCCCGTATTCAGTGTCGCTGATTTGTATTGTCTGAAGTTGTTTTTACGTTAAGTTGACGCAGATCAATTAATACGATACCTGCGTCATAATTGATTATTTGACGTGGTTTGATGGCGTAGATGCACGTTGTGACATGTAGATGATAATTATTATCATTTTGCGGGTCCTTTCCGGCGATCCGACAGGTTACGGGGCGGCGACCTCGCGGGTTTTCGCTATTTATGAAAATTTTCCGGTTTAAGGCGTTTCCGTTCTTCTTCGCCGTAACTTCATGTTTTTATTTAAAACACCCCCTGAAAAGAAAGGAAACGACAGGTGCTGAAAACGGGCTTTTGGGCCTTTGTCGTTTCCTTTCTCTGTTTTTGGCCGTGGAATGAACAATGGAAGTCAACAAAAAGCAGCTGGCTGACATTTTCGGTGCGAGTATCCGTACCATTCAGAACTGGCAGGAGCAGGGAATGCCCGTTCTGCGAGGCGGTGGGAAGGGTAATGAGGTGCTTTATGACTCTGCCGCCGTCATAAAATGGTATGCCGAAAGGGATGCTGAAATTGAGAACGAAAAGCTGCGCCGGGAAGTTGAAGAACTGCGGCAGGCCAGCGAGGCAGATCTCCAGCCAGGGACTATTGAGTACGAACGCCATCGACTTACGCGTGCGCAGGCCGACGCACAGGAGCTGAAAAATGCCAGAGACTCCGCTGAAGTGGTGGAAACCGCATTCTGTACTTTCGTGCTGTCGCGGATCGCAGGTGAAATTGCCAGTATTCTCGACGGGATCCCCCTGTCGGTGCAGCGGCGTTTTCCGGAACTGGAAAACCGACATGTTGATTTCCTGAAACGGGATATCATCAAAGCCATGAACAAAGCAGCCGCGCTGGATGAACTGATACCGGGGTTGCTGAGTGAATATATCGAACAGTCAGGTTAACAGGCTGCGGCATTTTGTCCGCGCCGGGCTTCGTGCCCTGTTCAGGCCGGAGCCACAGACCGCCGTTGAATGGGCGGATGCTAATTACTATCTCCCGAAAGAATCCGCATACCAGGAAGGGCGCTGGGAAACACTGCCCTTTCAGCGGGCCATCATGAATGCGATGGGCAGCGACTACATCCGCGAGGTGAATGTGGTGAAGTCTGCCCGTGTTGGTTATTCCAAAATGCTGCTGGGTGTTTATGCCTACTTCATAGAGCATAAGCAACGTAACACACTTATCTGGTTGCCGACGGATGGTGATGCCGAGAACTTCATGAAAACCCACATTGAGCCGACCATCCGCGATATTCCGTCGCTGCTGGCGCTGGCCCCGTGGTATGGCAAAAAGCACCGGGATAATACGCTCACCATGAAGCGTTTCACCAATGGTCGTGGCTTCTGGTGCCTGGGCGGTAAAGCGGCAAAAAACTACCGTGAAAAGTCAGTGGATGTGGCGGGTTATGATGAACTTGCTGCCTTTGATGATGATATTGAACAGGAAGGCTCTCCGACATTCCTGGGCGATAAGCGTATTGAAGGCTCTGTCTGGCCAAAGTCCATCCGTGGCTCCACGCCCAAAGTGAGAGGCACCTGTCAGATTGAGCGTGCTGCCAGTGAATCCCCGCATTTTATGCGTTTTCATGTTGCCTGCCCTCACTGCGGGGAGGAGCAATACCTTAAATTTGGCGACAAAGAGACGCCGTTTGGCCTCAAATGGTCGCCGGATGACCCCTCCAGCGTGTTTTATCTCTGCGAGCATAATGCCTGCGTCATCCGCCAGCAGGAGCTGGACTTTACTGATGCCCGTTATATCTGCGAAAAGACCGGGATCTGGACCCGTGATGGCATTCTCTGGTTTTCGTCATCCGGTGAAGAGATTGAGCCGCCGGACAGTGTGACCTTTCACATCTGGACAGCGTACAGCCCGTTCACCACCTGGGTGCAGATTGTCAAAGACTGGATGAAAACGAAAGGGGATACGGGAAAACGTAAAACCTTCGTGAACACCACGCTCGGTGAGACGTGGGAGGCGAAAATTGGCGAACGTCCGGATGCTGAAGTGATGGCAGAACGGAAAGAGCATTATTCAGCGCCCGTTCCTGACCGTGTGGCTTACCTGACCGCCGGTATCGACTCCCAGCTGGACCGCTACGAAATGCGCGTATGGGGATGGGGGCCGGGTGAGGAAAGCTGGCTGATTGACCGGCAGATTATTATGGGCCGCCACGACGACGAGCAGACGCTGCTGCGTGTGGATGAGGCCATCAATAAAACCTACACCCGCCGGAATGGTGCAGAAATGTCGGTATCCCGTATCTGCTGGGATACTGGCGGGATTGACCCGACCATTGTGTATGAACGCTCGAAAAAACATGGGCTGTTCC